GAATTGAATATTTTTTTATTAGTTCGTCCTGGAAAATTATCTAGTATATCCTTATACAAATATCCTGTATAATAAGGTATCCATTTATTTGGTTGTGAACCTTTTAATGTGTTTTGAATTATGTTAATACCTTTTCGGATATTATCTTTAACGTGGTCGTCTATGAAATTTTTATCTTCGTTTAAATGTGTCATAATATAATATAGTATAATTAAATGTCAAGTCCAATATAATTTAATTTTGGTCTAAATGAGTAAAATAACTCATTATGATTTCCTGTATCTCCTTTATTATTCATTTGATATAGGTGAATCATTTCGTGGCATAATGTATCCAAAAATTCTTTTTTATTTCTATACTTTGGTAACATATTTAAATGGTAAACTCTTGTCCCTTTACGTTCCCATTCGTAGCAAACTACCTCTCCTCTACATTGTCTTAAATTGACAATTTTAATGTCATTAAAGGCATCCAAATTATCATCAAAAACTGCTCTGTTAAACAAATTAAAATATTTTTTAATCTCTTTAAATGTAGTAATATATTGTCTATTAAGATTGGCAGTTTCGCCTCTTAATTTTTTTCTTAATTTGATAGCTTTGTATCTTCTAGTGGTCTTTTTCATTTCTTTTTTCCTTAACGTCTTTAAAATGTAAATAAATTCCCATTACTATAATTCCTAAAATTATAACTCTTAATTCAATAGGTGCTGTCCAAAATATGTTAAATGTTTCAAACATTATTTGCACTCATTTCCTGAACCTTTTAAAAGTTCACATTTATATTCCGTATCTGCCTTCAATCTCATATCAGCAGCAATACCTTCTAAAATTTGAGGTAAATTTGCTTCTAATACCGTAATCATTTCAACAACAAAAATATGAGCAATGGCCTGAATTTCGCTCTCCAAAACTTTAACCATTTGTTCAGTATTACCTTTTGAAACTTGGGTAATAACGTGACCTATTAATTGGTCATTTGCTTTTACTGGATTGATTAACGCACATACATAAAAATATGTAGCAAAAAATATAATCAATAGTCCTTTTATCTTCTTCTTCATAATATATTTATTTCTCTCACTTTCACTAGCTATAATATCAAATTTTAAGGGGTTTTGCAAGCATTATTCCATCGCATAAACCCTTGTTTATTTGATAGGGACAAGACAAATGTTCTCTATTTGTTCTCGTCCCTATAATCGGACTAATTGATTAATTCTTTATAAAACTATCGTTCCAATCAAATGCTTCTTTTACACATTCCTCAGTTAAACCTTTATATAACTTGTTAAGTTCTTTTTGCTTAACTGCAATTAAAAGTTTAGCTTCGTCAGCGTGTAAAGCTTCTAACATCTGAATAAACATAGTTTCTTTTTTAGTCTTTGAAAGTTTGTTACCATCTGCACCTTCTACAAAATAATACAATCGTCTTGCTTCTGTATAAAGGGTTGTATGCTCTGTACCAGCTGGGGCGTCATTTTCTGTATAAGGTGGGTTGCCTTCTGGTAAGTCCCATTTGATTTTTGGGTCAAATGCTCCTTTAAGAACCTGTCTTAAAGGTTGACTATCGTTTTGACGCAAAACAGCAATCTTTTTAGGTTTGTCTTTTGCGTTATTCACTTTGGTTAGTATTTCACTAAGCAAAGGAGCACTACTGCCGGCAGTTTCTAAATTTCTCAAAGCTGCTGTACTCATTGGTGCCATTGTTATTTACTCCTTCTTTATTTTTAAATTTCTCATTATTATTAAGGGGGCGGTATCGCCGCTAGGTCTCCTCCGCCCCACTAAATTATTTATATGTCAACAATTACGCAGCTTTATAAGCGTACGGTGTTCCATATAGTTTTTTGATTCCAGCAGCGATTATCGCCCTAGATGGTGTACCAAGTCTGTATGATGTACCTTTACGAGTTTTGTTAATATATATCATATTACCTTCTGCTCTTAATGTATCAATCAATGCTCTTGGAGACACTAAATCAAATCTGCTTCTCAAAAATTTCCAAGAAACGTCATTGCCTTTAGATAAAAGGTTCATCACCTTTGTTCTTTTAGACAATACTTTTCTTCCTCTTTTGGAAACAGCTCTTTGGACTGATTTTACTTTTACAAGTTTATCTGGTCCAAATATAAAATTAAATAATTTTCTCATTATAAAATTTCTCCTTCTTCAAGTGCGTTTATAAATTAATATTATCAAGTAGCACTAATTAACTTAATAATATATCCCAAGTTGCTTTATGGAATTCATTTAGGTAGATTATCATAATCTATAACAAAATTAAAGAGAGTCTTTCCCTTGAGAGTCTCTCCCTTCTTTTTCGCTACGACTATTTTATCTACAAATTTTTGTAATTTATGTTGATTACCTACATATCGGCTCAACATAGATTTAATACTTTCACTTACCAATTCAAAATCCTTCATCAATATTGGATTATGTAATTCCATTTTTTCTTCAAACATATATCTCATAAGGGCCGTACACATATCATCAACACATTGTTGGACATATATTTGGTTATGGATTTGTTTAACTTGTTTTTCAACTTCTAGTCCAGGCTTCTGCCTTGCATTTTTTTGATTTTTTATTTTATGAAAAGGAAAGAATATTAAATTATCCTTTTTCATTTCTGGTGGTTTTTTTCCGTTATTATTATCTTCTGCCATATCACCCAGCGTTTGCATTTGTAATTTCGCCCTTAAAATTTACTAATTCTCTATCTTCAAAATATTCTATTAATTGATTGTATCCGCCTATTAATTCACCATCTATTTTAATCTGTGGCATTGCACGGACTTGTTTTCCTATATCTTCAAATAAATCCTCTATGGATTTGAAATCTGTTTCAAAATTCTTTTCTGTAAAAGAAAAACCAAGGCCTTTTATCAAGGCCTTAGCCTTACTGCAATATAAGCAGTTCTTTTTTGTGTACACAACAATGTTTTTAATCGCTGTTTGTACCATTATCGGTCTCCAATGATGATTCCATTAGTTTATATGCTTCTTCAGCTTTTTTCTTAAGCTCAAAAGCATCCACTACATCAATCACGGCGTAATTATACATTTTGTTAAATTCGCCAAGAGGTAATCTTAAGCCTATCCACGCACGGTAGTAACCATTTTTTGTCATAGTCACTTCTTGAGCAAATACTTCGTAACCTCTCACAGGAGTTGATTCAATGATATTAATAAGCACAGTTTCAACATCTGTCACAACCGTTTTATGGTATGTTTTACCTAATTCGGTAACAAATATTTTCGCCTTCTTATTCATTTCACCTTTGATGATGTCAGCAAGTTCAGCTTTCGCTACTAACTTTGCCTTATCAATCGCAAGTTCTAAACTTGGTGAAACGGAAGTACCAACTCCGTAGATACATTGCTTACTTTTAGTTTTACCAAAAGTCTTTTTATCACACGCCTTTTTCTCAGCGATGTCAGCCATATACCACGCAGGTACTTTGTTAACAACCTTACCTTTTTCTGATTTAATTGTATAACTCTTTTGAGCACAATTCGTCAGCAATAAAGTTGCCAGGAATATCATTGTGTATTTCAATATTTTATTCATATTGTTTTTTCACCTTCCCTATTGTATTATATACTAATTGCTTTGTTTTGTCAACCAGCTGATGTTTTTCAACATAGTTGGTGACTGGAACATATGTGAACGCAATTAAAATCCACAAAATCCCCATTGTAATAAATGTTTTTATTAAACTAAACATTAATTTATTACCTCCCATTTGCCTGTTGGTGCTAAACACACCGTTCCAGGTCTTTTAAATACACTTTTTGGTTTAGCGTATTTTCTACAATACAGAGGAACATTTCCATCTGTATAATAAAATTCTGCAAATAATTCCCAGTATCCTGGTTTTCTTGCCTTCTCTAATTCTATTTGTTTTTGTAATACTTTAATTTCTTGTTTGTAAGTTATACCATATTTGGTATCCGAACAATGTAATTCTTCCTTCTTAATAATATTGTCACCTTCTTGTCTTATAACAATGGTTACAAAACACCATTGACCATCTGGAGTGACAAATCTTTCCTGAATATCACTTTTTAAAATATTTTCATCATTGGTATTCAGTTTAACTTGTTTTACGGTAAAT